CGCCGGGGGGATCACCCGGTACCGTCGTCTGCGACGGTACCGGGTGGGGTTGGTTGTCAATCGATTTCGAATTCGCTGGATTCCGTCTCGAAGTCGAGCATGAAGTCGGCGAGATCGGTCATTTCCACCGTTTCGACGGTGGCGGGGTCACATCCGTTCGAGACCCGGAACGTGCCGAGTCGGTCGCCTGCGAGGCACGGGACGCGGACGATCCATTCGGTCGTCCAGCCCCCGTTCGAGTCGCTGCTGCGGAATGTCAGGCTGACGGTGGCCCGGATTTCATTCGGGCCGACGGCGTCGGCGGGAACATCGACCCGGATCGAATCCGGTTCGAGGCCCCATCCGGTCCACTGCCCGTCCCTGACGAGCCTGTAGAGAGAGAACTGGAGAAGATCGGCGGTGAGATTTCGGTTCATAGGCAGGTCCCTTCAGGCCGCGATCGCGGCAGGTTGTGAAACATCCTGATGGCGTCCCGGTTGTCCGCGTGCCATCGTTCAGCGGCCAATTCGCACAAGTCGCGTGATACCTGAGCATTCTTCAGCCGGTAGCCGTTGTGGCCGTGGTCCCCCGATTCGAGAATGTGCATCACGTCGTTGTTGGCGGCGTCTGCCGCCAATTGCAGGACGGTGTAGTGGTGGTGGATCTCGGCGTTCGTCATCAATGCGGTGTCAAGGCTCATAGGCAGGTCCCTTCAGGCCGCGATCGCGGCGGGTGTCGATGCCACCGCGACGTTCGCGGTGGGCTGGTCCGGTCAAGGCCGCCCCCGCCGTCAAGGCGAGGGAGGCCGGTCGTTTGATTCGGTCTTTTGAACCCGACACGGTCGTCGTGGCGAATGGAACATATGGTCGATCGAGGGTGTCAATTCTCGCGAGACGTTCGCTCAGGGTGTCGGGGGCGGTCCTACCGCCTCATCCGCAGACCGTCCGTGATCAAGGCCCGGGTGCGATCCCGGGCGTACTCTCTCCGATCGAATCGGGGCGTACTCACTTCCAGTCGTATGGATGCCGCTCCGCCGGGTCCGGGTGCTAACCGGTACCGGTTCGCCGTGGCGGGTGGATTCGAGACTCATCGGGGTCGGCTGGCAGGCCGACCACCCTCAGCCCGGGGGCTGACATTAGGACGTATCCCCGGCGGGCGGGGTGTCTCGATCTCACGCTATGCTCGATCCGAAGATCTCACGGTAGGGTGGAACGCCCCGGTTCGAAGCACCGGGGGGGCTTGCATGATTCGGCATGCATCAATCTGCGTTGTAGGGTTGCGAGGGCGGCGGTGCCGTGACTCCCTCACTTCCAGAACCGCCGGGGGTCTCCCGGTCAATTCGCAGTGATCCGTCCGCAGGATCCGATCCGGGGTGATGCCCGTTCGGTGCGGCTGAATTGTCAGAGAACGTGGCGGGCTGGCCGCCGGTTGTCATTTCGACTCGCTGAGTATGACGACCGATTCGTGGGGTGTCAACAGTAGACTTGGCAATTCGTCGACAATCGTATGGGGTTGGGGTTGTAAGTACCGCATTGTCAAGGGTTTACGACCTGTCAAATTTTTCTGGATTACCCGGGAATCCGGTAGAATGCCGGGCGTTCGATACCTGAATCGGGGGCCGATGGCATGATCGTGATCGATGGAATGGGCGGGCTGGTCGGGTGGACAATCGTTCGCGGGGTGCGGGTCGCGGTGTACTCAGCAGACCGGGCGAAGATCGATCTAGAACAGCGTGAGGGGCTCACGTATCGGGAGGCTGAAACCCTGCTGGATGCCGCCGAGGCTGGGCTGGATGAGGCCGTGGATGCAGGCGATATCGAGGCCGCCCCGATCATCGTTCGATCGGCAGACGAGGCTGATATCGAGGCCATGATCGAACGGGAACCCGGCGATGGATGAGCGTATCGAATCGGTCCGGGTCGCCGGGCTCGACATCCCGCTCGTGTTCGTCGCTGGGCTCGACTCGTTCGGCATGTTCGAGGACGATCCGGCGAGGATCTCGATTCGGTCCGGGATGCCGTCGCCGGTCGCCGCCTCGACTGTCCTGCATGAGGTCCTGCATGCCGTGTCAGACGCCTACGGGCTGCGACTGTCAGAGGCCAGCATCCGGTCGATCGAGGCCGGGCTGGTGTCGGCTGCTCGACACGATCCGGAGGGGATGAGGCGGTGGGTCGACGCCTTGCTCGAACGCTAGGGGGAGGGGGGGGTGGTGCAGCATGTACAGGATGTGGAGGTGGCTAGCCTCCGGCTGGGGTTCAGCGGGCCCCGGGGTGGGGCGATTGAGCCGCGACCCCCGGGGGCCCGTTGAACTCAATGATATCTCTCCAATTCACTGGCTATTTTGATTCAGTGACTGTATTCTCCCCTTCAACCTCAACAAGCCCTCCCCCCCGAAGCGGTTGCCTTACCCCTCCAAGGCAGCCGTTTCTTTTTTCCACAAGATTGAATTGATCTTGCGTCGGGTTCGTTCGTGTGTTACCACTCCTCAACAACCAATTTGCGTGCGCCCCCCCGGAGGGTCATATCAGGGTGCCTCATTGCGAGGGTTTCGGGAATTCACGCGGTTGGATCATGTGGCGGTTAGACAGGGTGCCTTCAAACCCTCGCTGAACGGATCGTTTCTGTTCGATGGGGATGGTACGTTTTCAAAAAACCGCGTTTCGCTAGGAGGACCGATGGGCTTTTTGGATTCGATCATCAAGGACTGGGACGGGAAGTCAGCAACTCCGTTGTTTAGGCTGAGGCTTGAGAAGGCCGCGAAGAACTGGGTTATCCAGAAATCAGCCGTCGTCAACGCCTCTCTCGCTAAAGGCGAGATCGGCTTGACCGAGGCGGCTCATCAGATAGAGCATCTGAATACGATTGCCCGTTCTAAGGTTTCACATGCCCTTCAAGGACGCCCCAAGAACGCCGCTGATAAAGCGGCGTCTTCTGGGCGTCTTCCGGTGGACAAGCCTAAAGAAAGCCAATAACTTGTCACCACGGACGTTCATATTTCATGGGCTTGAAATGAGCCGGGGATTCTGCCGATGAACCCTGCCCGGACGGTAGCGAGGAACGAATGGTATGACGCTCTGAAGGAGCGTGACCGGACGCTGTGGCTCGCCTGTAAATCCCGGGAACGTGAGATTGCCGAAGAGCAGCGATCCCTTCCGACGAAGGAACGCCTGACCGCGGGTCAGAAAGCGGACATCATTGACGCGATGTCAGGCATCAAGGACGACACCGGGTACTTCAAGCGTATGGAAGAAGTACAGCGGGAGATCGTCCGGAAGCGTGGTGAGTCCCGCAAGCGAAACGCCGCCGCGAAGAAATCAGAGAAGACCGAGCCCCAGAGGTCTGTTCCCCCGTTAATGGTCGACGCGGGAATGGGTGAGAAGTCCCCCGGGGGTGAACTACCACCTTCGGGGGATCTCGGGGTCGTTGGCAATCCGACGGACATTCTCTGGGCGGTTGAGTATCTAGGGTCGGAAACGACCACTAGGGAAGATGCCCCATCCGGAACTGCTTGGACACTTCTGTGTGCTGGGCGGAAATCTCCTGACACTCTGCTCCGTATTTATCAGGGTGTCTGCGTGCCAAGCAAGAAGGAACTTGAGGATGCCGCCGATGAGACTGATGCGTATGACCATCTGGACGATGTTCTCAAGAGAGTGATCGAGATTGCGGAGGGTGCCATTGGCTGAACTCCGGCATATCCCGCCAAATGAACCGGGTCCCAACGCCAAGTATCGAAGAGCCCTGCTCGCCGAGGCGAAGGGTGACCCGAAGTTTCAGGCGTGCCTGAAAGAACTGTGCCGCACAGACGTTTCATTCTGGGTGAGTACGTTCTGCATGACGTATGACCCGAGACTCAAGTGTCCTACAACCCCGTTTGCGTTGTATGACTTCCAGAAAATGGCTTGTCAACAAATTGAGGAGGCCGCAAATGACGGAGAAGACATCTGTATCGCGAAGAGCCGTGACGTGGGTGCATCATGGCTATGCCTTGCTGCTCTACTTCACCGCTGGTTGTTTCGGACAGATCAGGCGATTCTTCTCGTATCTCGAAACGAGTCTTATGTCGACGGCAGAGGGAATCCGAAATCGCTCTTCTGGAAGTTAGACGCGATGCTCGGGCATCTTCCGATCTGGATGTTGCCTCGTTACGACCGAAAGAAACTCAGCCTCAAAAATCTTGACAACGGGAGCATCATTGATGGCGAATCGACCACTGGCGATGTTGCTCGTGGTGATCGACGGTCAGTTGTACTTCTTGACGAGTTTGCTGCCTTTGCCCCGGGAGATGACTTTCGGGCGTTGTCGTCCACGCGAGATGTGTCGCCGTGCCGGATCTTCCTCTCGACGCCGTGCGGTGCATCGAACGCTTTCGCGACGGTCGCCAAGAACTCGTCGGTCCGGCAAATAAGGCTGCATTGGGCAGATCATCCGAAGAAGGGTCTGGGCAAGTTCCGGGATTCCAAGGGACGTTGGCGTTCCCCGTGGTATGACAAGGAAGTCACCCGTTGCTCGTCTCCGATCGAGGCTGCCCAAGAACTCGACATCGACTTTGCCGGATCTACCGGGGCGTTCTTTGACCACGAGCGTCTGGATCACGTTGCCAAGCGGCACGTTCGCCCATCGATGGTCCGGGGTGACATGGAGTTCGGCGACGATCCGAAGCAGTGCAGTTTCCAGAAGAGTCCCGGTGGCAAACTCCTGCTTTGGCTCGAACCCAACGCGGCAGGCTTGCCCCCATCAGATCGTCGCTATGTAATCGGGATTGACATCTCAGCGGGTACGGGTGCATCCAACTCGTGCCTTTCGGTTGTTGAAAGTAAGGTCCACGAGAAGGTTGCCGAGTTCGCGGTCCCCGACATGCGTCCAGACAAACTCGCCAAGTATGCAGTGGCACTTGCCAACTGGTTCAAGGACGGCAGCGGGCGTCCGGCGGTTCTCATCTGGGAAGCACACGGGCCGGGTCGAATCTTTGGCGACGTTGTCGTTGAAGTTGGACACCGCGAAATCTGGTACCGGGTTGCCGAGAATACGATTGACAGAACGCCCAGCAGGTCTATGGGGTGGATACCCACCCGGGACAGCAAGCAGGCCCTGCTTGGCCGGTACCGCAAGGCTTTGTTCAACGAAGAGTTTGTCAACCATTCTCGCGAGGCGATCGATGAGTGCCGAGAGTTTATTTACGATGCCTCTGGCGGTGTTGAACATGCATTGTCGATCAACGCTCAGGATCGTAGTGGTGCTAAATCAAATCACGGCGACCGTGTGATCGCGGACGCGCTTGCTTGTCTGGCTATAGGGGGGAATCGCCACATCTCCATTCCCAAGCCATCAGCCTTGCCCGGCTCCATAGCATGGAGACGGAAGGAAGAGTCTCGTAAGAAACTCGCATCTAGGAACCAC